ATATTCTTGAATGTAACAGCCATTACATATTCACCCTTCTAAGTGCCTCGGCTGGTCCGAGTCCTGTTGTACCAGCGATTGCATTGCAAGCACCCTGTAGGTCTTTCCATTGAGAGATAGGAAGCCCAGCATAAATATTGCAAGCACCAGTGGCAGCAAGACCAACAGTTCCAGCAAGTTTGTTTGCTGCACCTTCGTCATCCATCCACGCTGTTTTAGCGGGAAGTGTTCCACCGTTTGCAAGGCGGTTTAATTCCTCAATCAATGTGCTACCTGCTCTACCGTATGCCATTGTTGCCTCTCTAGTTCATATAATCTGGAGTAATCAGTTTACTCTTTGGCTTCTTAGGTGGCTCTTGAGCCCCCATGAAAGCATTGTAATAATTAATATCAAATGAGAACCGCTTCATGTGCGGAACTACTGCTGCAGTATGAGCGAAGACTGGAATCTCTGCTTTACCACATAGAGCAAAGAAGTAAATATCTTCACCCATAAAATTCTTTCCATGTCCGATGTCAGAGAATAGAGGCGCTTCTGGTGCAACTTCTCTAATCTTGTCAACAACACTTCTATGCATCAGCACATATCCCATGCCCGCTGCACCAATTTGTATTAGTTCATTTTTTGGCAGTGGGTGCACACGCTTGATTCCAACTGTCTCTCCCTCTTCAACAAATGCAAAGATTGTTGGCATTGGAATCATCAGAGTTTCTTCTGGTGTATCAGTTGTGAAGTACACGCCTGTTACAATAGGACGCTTCTCAATGTCCTTATTGTCCCACAGAAGTTTGAAAGTATCAACGCTGATAACAACATCTGAGTCTACCCATAGTAGCCAGTCAGACTTATTGCTATCGTACCAATGGTTAATTACTTTCTCGCGTTGACGGGCAATCTGATTACCCTGGCTACGCAGGGTGGTTGCGACTTCAACTCCTGAGTGGAGCATTACATCAGCAACCCCTTGCATAAACTTTCCATCAACCATACCATTATCGCACCAGGCGATTGTTAATTTGTCGTTCATTGTCCCCACCTTTACTATTTCTTTTTATTACGAGCAGATATTGCTGCTGCTTTTTTCTTAGCATCAGCCTTTGAACTTGCACCCCAGGCATTTAACGACAGCAATAACCGTGTTGGTTCACCATTAGGTTTGCGTTCTGGTCCTGGCATATTTCCCATACGTGCTAGGAAAGATGCTCTACGAGGATTGTCCCCAGACTTAACTGGAGGCTTGAGAGTACCAGCTTTATAAGATGCTCTACCCTTTGCATTGAGTCCACCCGTAGGTGACTTACCTTCTTTGCGTGTCCATGCCTCTGTCATTTTGTCCCTACTTTACTCGTGTATCTGGCTGTGTTGGTTGCCCTACAGGTACTGTTGCTCCACGTGTTAGTGGAGGTGTCATTATTTGCTTTAAGATTCCAGGCTTTGCTGATGGCTTATGCTGACCAGCAACATTGGAATGGTCTTGAGCTTTGACTCTAGGCTTCATTATTTCTTCTTCGCTTTCTTAGCCTCAGATAATGCAATAGCAATTGCTTGCTTAGGGTTCTTAACTATCTTCCCACCCTTACCAGAGTGGAGAGTGCCAGCTTTAAACTCGTGCATAACTTTTGCAGTCTTTTTTGCTGCTTTAGTTGGCTTCTTCATTTCTTAATCTGCTTTCCCTTAGAGTCGTAACGACGTCCTTGTAGAATAGCACCCCACAACTGACCATGTTGCTTGTCTTCTAATGCACGAAGTGCATTGGCCTTAGCATCAGTTCCTGGTCCAGATGTATTACTCATCTCAGTTGTTGCGCGGTATGCCTGATAAGATTGGTTAATCTCATTAGCAATATTCTGAAAATAGTTTGGTTTCTTGGCAGCCATTTTACTTCTTCTTCTTTGCTACAGACTTCTTTGCAGTCTTCTTGACAACATTCTTAATGCCAGCCTTCTTTTCCATCATCTGCATCTTTGAGCCTTCGCCCTTTTCGTGCTTCTTCATTGCGCTCTTTGATGCGTACATTTCCATTTTAGCCATTATACTGCTCCTATTTCTTTGAGTACTTCAGTTGATGATTTAGTTATATCTTTTGCCTTAGGCATAGTCTCAGCGTTGTAAGCCTTACCCAAAGTTTCAGATGCTGTATAAGCTGATTCAATATCAGCCATTCTTGTACCTGCTGGCTGCATACCTTGTGAGCGTGCATCCCTATATGCTTTTAGTTCTGCATTCCATTTCTTATCTGGAATGTCTCGTGTTGCATCTCCTGGATTTAACTGAAGACCCTTGGCTTTACAGCCAAAACAATCTTCATCACATTGAGTATGGTCAATCGAAATCTCTTCATACTCAAATGGCTTATCAGAAGTTTCTTCACAAAGTACGCATCCCCATCGAGTTGCCTCGAAGTTATGCTCAGGGGTAAAACCCCAATCAAGTACTTTGCTAATATGTTGGTGTCCCATTGTGTCCCTATTCTGCTACGAAGTTATCTTCAGTTACCCCAACATCACCAGCAATTAATGCTGCCTTAGTTGCTTCACTTATTCCAGTAGATACGTATCCACCACGATAGACTTCATCATAGTTATTTAATTCATCATCAACAGAATATCGAATCTGTGAATATACTCCACCAGATTTAACAATGGTTATTCCCTTACGCAACTTAGCGAAGTAGAACAATCGATGCGCCCCCGAAGGACCCTCTAGTGCGTATGGTGTAGTGAACTTATAAGTTGCCATTGTTCTCCTTAATGAACTTACTGATGAGGCTAGGTTTCCCTAGCCCCACCCGTCAATCAATTATGAAGCGATTGATGAACCTGATTCGATTCGGTATAGTGCTTCTTCGCGGTAGCGAGCAAAGCCTAGTACGCCGTACCAACCCATTGGGCGGTGACGCATTAGCTTGTCAACTACTGGTCCGATTACTACGTGTGGTTCTTCTGCAACTGCCTCTGCCATTGCTTGCTGTCCAGCAATAATGGTACGGTAGTTACGAGCAGATGATGCACCGTCAGTAGCATTGTATAGACGTGGAGACTCTACGAAGTATGCACCTTCGTATGTTCCGATTTCGCCTGCCCAGATGCGGTCCTGTGCAGAACCGTACTGGTTTGGTAGCAACCAACCTGATGAACCAGTCTCAGCACGAAGGTCGTGTGAAACTTCTGGGTGGATTCCAGCCCAGTATAGTGAGCCCTTGCGAGCAATTGTCTTGCCAGCACGTAGCTTGGCAACTGCCTTGCGTACGTTAGCTGAAGACAATGTAGCAGCAGCTGTGATAGTTGCTGTTGATGTTGCTGTTGAACCTGAGTAGATTACGTTTGTTCCGCCGCGCAATGTTGTCATTGCAACTGAGTCGATTGAATCTGCAAGGTTGAAAGCGATGATGTTAGCAATTGCTGGGTCTACATCAGCAAGGCTGAAGAGTTCCAACGCACGTGTTACAAGAACTGAGTTACCGTACTCGTTAAGAGTAATAGTAACAGATGTTGGTGTAGACATTGCTACTGCATCTGGGTCAGTTGTTTCTGTAAGTGCTGTTGTTGCTGCTGCAAGGTCAACGTAACGTTGTAGAACAACTGTTGAACCTGGGATAGACTGATTAGTAGGACGCTTATCTGCGACAGAACGAATTAGGGGTTCTGAACGGAGGGCGAACTCAAGAAGACGGTCATACGCCTTCTGTACTAAACCAGCGCTACCGACTGTACCGCCGAGAGAAGCGGAATCTGTTGATACGTAGGCATTAGCCATTTATGTCACCTCCAAGTGACTAGGAAACTATGATTTTTGTGAGTAAAGAATTGAGATTAACTCTTCTGCAGATTCTGCATTATTGAGTCTCATCTCTAAGTTCTCTGCTCGGTCAGGTGTTGTAGCACCTTGAGTAATACTGTCCTGGTTGCGTAATGTAGCACGGTCAATATCACTTACTGCTGGTGCATCGTTAGACTTCGTAAGCCCGAACAAATCTCCGTTGTCATCAAGCCAGTTATTAACTGACTCTTCAGAAACATCGTCAATGTCCTTGAGGATTAATCGAATTGCCTTAGGATTTACACCCTTCTTTTCTAGGACTTCTTTGACTGTACGCTCACGTTGCTGCTTGGATAATCCATCGAGCTGGTCTGTGAGTTCTTTGATACGCTTCTCATCTGCACGCTTGGCTTTACGTAACTTTTTAAGTAAGTCACTGCCGTCCATTTGTACGTCATCGTTTGTATCTTCGTCTTCGTCTTCGTCCCAGTAGTTGTTGCTCATAG